CTTCTCTGCTGGTCGTAGGACTGGATCTTCATTTGATTTTAAAACCTTCATTGAAAAGATTCAAACTAGATCACAAAAGGACAAGCATGATGGAGAAAATATTTTGAAGTTCAACACTATTCTTAATAAGCGATTATATAAAGAACGGTGTGGAAAAGAATTTGTTTCTTCGTTTCCTGAAGCCATTTCTAGTGGTGAAAATGAGCGACCTCACTTAACTATTGATCCTTATACTGATAGACCAATTGTAGACAAGATTACAACGTTGCATGAGTTTAATTTGAAATTCCATGAAGCTTGCACTCGCGAGTTTGATGGTATTTTTAATGAAACACTTTCAGCGGTACGTGGTATCAGGGACTGGGTGTTTAATCACCCTTTTCTTGCCTCTGCTACAGTCTTGTTACCTCTTTGTTTTTTTGGGTATAAATTTGTTATGAACAGTGTTTATAATGAAGTTGCATCTGAATCACAGTCCGTTAGTACCAAGCCAAAACCAAATGTAAAGTTGGTTGGACGAAGACAGTTTCAGAGAGTTAAAATGAGTGGTGCGGAAACGCAAGGCTCAGATTTCTCTCAGAATACTATCCAGGTTCTAAACAAAATTATGCGAGGTAGTGTCTATAGAATTGGATATATGTCAAATAATTTGTCTATACCGCTTGGTTATGCCACGGCAGTAATAGGAAAACTCTTTCATTGCCCAGCTCATTTTATAGATATAATTGGTGGAATTGTAGAGGACAGTGGCGATGAACTGCTAATTTACATGTCACCGATTGGTGCTAAAGGATATAAGATGGAGTTTAAATCAACATTTCTTCTTGAAAAATGTGTTACTGACAATTTTGAAGAGGATATTGCTTGGTTTGTAGTTCCTGATCATTTTCGTGAGCATCCCAATTTATTACCACATTATGCTCCTGAAGATGACGTGTATTCTACGCGTCCTTTTTTTGGAGCATTATTACGCTATGGAGATTCATCAAATACTATACATGCTTGTGAGATGAAGCCAACCGAGAATAAGTGGTATTATTGTTATGAGAAGATAGAACGTGATGAGGCCGAAGCACTTTGTGGTGAAATGCGAAGACTGAAGTTGAAGCCCGGTGACTTGGGTTATGTTGATGTTGTTCGTGATCCTGTGAAAGGCTTTATAAAATCTGTTGTTTCATATCATGGTAAGCGTTGCATTGAGTACAAGATTAAAACTATTGTTACTGAATGCGGTGAGCTTGCCTTTTATGTTGATGACAGAGTTTCCAAGTGTTATATTGAAGGGATACACACTGCTGCTAGCGCAGAGTGTGGATTTTCCATTAGAATCACTAGAGAGATGGCCGTTCTTGCAGCTAAACATTTTAACCAATTTCGTGAGGCTTTAGATCCAGATTTCAAAATCGAACCGATTGAGATTACTGGTGCTATGCCTGACAATTTTGCTTATTACGGACGTGTGCATCCAGTGGCAACATTTCAAGAGACACGTTTTGTGAAAACTAAAATGTTTGATGACTGGGTTGTACATACTCGTGAGCCTGCAAAATTAAGGATTCATTACGTTGATGGCGTTTTGATAAATCCTTTTGATTGTATGCGAGCTAAGTATTCCAAACCTGGACCATGTATGGATGAACGATTGTTGAATGGTGCTATTCAAATGGTGACTCAAAACATCATTAATAACTCATTTAACCATTGTGAAGATTTACCTATGGTTAGGGATTTTGAACTAGCCGTGACTGGTAGACCCGGAAGGGGTAATGCCATGGATAGGACGAAGTCTCCGGGTTGGCCATGGAATACTATAGCCAAAGGGAAGGGGAAAACAGATTGGTTTGGG